GAGACAAAGCATCAGAGATTGCTGCGTTCATCGGGCACGGCGGTTGTGAGATATTTCCAAAGCAAGAGAAACTCTTGGCGGAGCGTGGTGATGTCGGCAACTTCATCAACCTGCCCTACTTCGATGCCGAGCAAACGCTGCGACATGCCATCAAAGAGGATGGTGATCCGGCGTCCTTGGAAGAATTCCTTGAACTCGTAGATGGGAGAGCCTCTAGTTCTGACGATTTTGTTGGGTTGTCGTTTGGAGTTATTGAGGACGAGTTCAAGGAGTGGCCCCCCTGTCTGAACTGCATGTTTGGACAGGGGGTGCCCGAGGGCACTCGTAACACAGTGATGTTCGCAACAGCGGTGGCATGTAAGAAGGAGAAGCCAGATGATTGGAAAAGGCGGCTGGAAGAAATCAATAACCGCATATCTTCACCCCCACTACCAGCTTCTGAGATCGTGTCTATTCAGTCTCAACACGATAAGAAGGAATATGGCTTCCCGTGTGACCAAGAACCGCTGAAGAGTTTTTGCAACCGTGGGCTGTGTCGCACCAAAAAGTTTGGCATTGGTGGCGGCGGTGCATCAGCAGATGTAGCCGGTCTATGTGTGGTCAAGTCAGAGCCTCCGGTCTGGTTCTGTGACGTGGGTGGGCGTCGAGTTGAGATGACCACAGACGATTTGCAGACTCCGCAAAAGTTTCAGAAAGCATGTATGGAACAGATACATGTCATGCCGCCTCTGATGAAGATGGCGGACTGGCAGACTATTGTCGCCATGCTGATGGAAAACATGGTCGAGATCGAAGTGCCGGAAGAACTGACAATGCGTGGTCAGTTTGTCGAGTTGCTTGAAGCGTTCTGCGAGGGCAGGGTGCAGGGGCAAGCACCAGAGGAGATCACACTTGGCAAGCCGTACTCTGACGAAGAGGAAGGGCTGACATACTTCAAGCTCGACGCGTTGATGCGGTTCCTTCGGAATCACAAGTTTGATCGCTACAGTCGTGGGCAGATTCAGGAGCGGCTCAAAGAGTTGAACGGCGGGGACAAGTCTAACGGGCGTGTCTGGTTCAAAACATCCAAGGGTGACCAGAAACAAATGCGTGTGTGGTGGGTGCCCATGTTCCGTGAGGAAGTGGAGATACCGCCGGCCAACATTCCAAAAGAGGAGGTTCCGTTTTGAGCTACACAAGCTACAAAAGCACGACCATTTTTGGCCCCCCTGGCACAGGCAAGACCACTCTTCTGATCAACATGGTGCAAGAGGCGTTAGAATCTGGCATCGCTCCATCTCGTGTTGGCTTCATGTCGTTCAGCAAGAAGGCTGCGACTGAGGCAAGAGATCGGGCCATTAAGAAGCTGCAAGTAAACGCCAAAGATCTGGTTTGGTTTCGGACGTTACATTCGATGGCGTTCCAACAGCTTGGGCTGCGCCGGGAACAGGTCTTGGACGGTGGCGATCTTAACGTCTTGTCCAAGATTCTTGGTCTGCCCATGACATCGAGTCAGAACATCCGTATGGATGAAGGTCTGTTGTTTACACCGGGGCAAGCCAAGGGCGATGAATACTACAACATGTACAACATGGCCCGTGCCACGGGTCAAACGCTGGAGACGGTGTTCGATCAGACGTTCTCTGACAACATGCTTTACTTCCGAGAGCTAGAGCACGTCGTGTCTGCCGTAGAGGAATACAAACAAGAGACGAAGAAAGTTGACTTCATCGACATGATCGAACGCTTTATCGAAAACGGTGAGTGTCCGTCCTTTGATCTGCTCATCGTGGATGAAGCGCAAGACTTGGTGCCACTACAGTGGCGCATGATACATGAGGTAGTTGCCCCATGCTCGGAGCGTGTGGTGTTTGCAGGCGATGACGATCAATGCATCTTCTCTTGGATGGGCGTAAAAGTGGACAACTTTTTGTCCTCATCTGAGCACAAGCAAGTGCTGGACAAATCCTACAGGGTGCCCAAAAAAATCCAGCAGCTTGCAGACAATGTGGTCAATCGCCTGTCTATCAGGCAAGACAAGGACTGGATGCCCACAGACGAAGAGGGCGAGATTACTTACAGCTACGAACTCGAAGACATCGACATGTCAAAAGGTGAGTGGTTGATTCTGGCCCGTACAAACTTCATCGCCAACAGGATTGCTAACAAGCTGCGGGACATGGGCTATCTGTTCTGGAAAGACAACCGCTGGTCTATATCATCCCGCATCCTTGAAGCCATCGATGTATGGCTGAAGTTGCAGAAGGGCGAGTCTCTGTCCGGAGATGACCTCAAAGCATTCGCCAAAATGGCCGCCGCCTCTGACAGGTACCTATCCAAGGCATGCCGCCGCAAGATATCGGGATTAGATTCTCATGGGTTGTATGATCTGAATTACCTTACCGTTTTCTGTGGCATGGCTGCCGGCAAAGATGATCCGTGGTACGATGTCATACGCATACGAGACATCGACTATGCATACATAACGTCCGTCAGGCGCATGGGTGAGTCGATACTCAATGTCAGCAAGCCTCGCATCGAGGTTTCCACTATTCATCGGGCCAAGGGGGGCGAAGCAGACAATGTAGTTTTGTTTACAGAAACAAGTCCGAAGGTGCAAAAGTTCTCTAGCGAGGACGAAGAGATTCGCACCTTTTATGTGGGCATGACAAGAGCACGAAAGACGCTGCACATTGTACAATCATACTCCAACTACAGGTTTGAACTATGACACGTGATGAATTCCTCGAAGAAGCAAAGACACTGATCAATGGGCCGAGGGCCGAGCAGTATGGTTCGGCTTTAGTTAATCACGAGCGCATAGCAACGATCTGGAACGTGCTGCTGCAACAAAAGTTGCTGAACAAGATAACCCCCGAAGAGGTTACGATGATGATGATTGGTTTGAAACTGGCACGTTTGTCACAAGATGTGGATCAGAACGACACTTGGGTAGACATCATAGGGTATGCTGCTTTGGGGGGTGAAATAAAAGATGCGAACTGATCTGTTAGACTTTGAAGAAGAGTGGATGCCCCCGTCGAGCCTGCCGGATTTGACCTCCGTCAATCGCATGGCAATCGACCTTGAGACTCGGGATCCGAATCTTACGACACTCGGTCCGGGGTGGTGCAGAGATGATGGGTATGTCATAGGCATCGCTGTGGCGGCCGGGGATTTTGTTGGGTACTTTCCGATACGTCACGAGGGCGGCGGCAACATGCCAGAAAAGACCGTCTTCAACTGGCTGAAGAAACAACTTGCCACACCGCACATAGAAAAGGTCATGCATAATGCACTGTACGATCTGGGCTGGCTACGCTGGGCAGGCATAGATGTGCAAGGACCAATCATCGACACGATGATTGCAGCCCCGCTGCTCAACGAGAACCGTAGATTCTACAATCTGAACTCGCTGTGTCGTGAGTATCTCGAAGAAGGCAAGAGCGAGGTTATGCTGCGCTCGGCCGCAGCGATGTATGGTATCGATCCAAAGAGCGAGATGTGGAAGTTGCATGCATCGTTTGTGGGCAGGTATGCCGAGAAGGACGCCGAGATCACACTAAAGCTGTGGGATCGTTTGAGTATTGAGATAAAAGGCGACAACATAGAAAGCATCTTTAAGCTGGAGTCTTCGCTTCTGCCGGTCCTGCTTGACATGAAAGAGCGCGGTGTTCGGGTAGATGTAGATAAGGCAGAGCAGACAAAGAAGAAGCTGGTTTCGCTTGAGCAGAACCTGCTCAAGGAAGTTAAAGACGAGACAGGAATCTGGGTAGAGCCGTGGGCAGCGTCGTCTATTGCCAAGGTGTTTGATAAGCTGGGTCTGTCATACAAAAGGACGGCAAAGACAAATGCTCCAGCGTTTACAAAAGTATTCTTGGCGAATCATGTCCACCCCGTGGCTCAAAAGATTGTCAGGCTTCGCGAGTTCAACAAGGCCAACACAACATTTATCGAGACGATACTCAAGCATGAGCATAATGGTCGTATCCATTGTGATTTTAACCCTCTTCGTTCAGATGAAGGGGGCACAGTCACCGGACGATTTTCTTCGTCCCACCCGAATCTCCAACAACAACCAGCGCGGGATCCAGAAATTAAAAAGATGATTCGTGGCCTGTTCATACCTGAAGAGGGCGACAAGTGGGGCAGCTTTGACTATGCATCACAGGAACCCAGGTGGCTTGCTCACTATTGCTGGGCACTGAAAGGACCAAACCGTAGTCCGCTGATCGATGACATTGTGAAGATGTACCACGACGGCAACGCTGACTTCCACCAGATGGTGGCAGATATGGCGGGTGTCACACGCAAAGAAGCCAAGACAGTAAACCTGGGCATCATGTATGGCATGGGCCGAAAGAAACTAGGCACAACGCTGGACATATCAGAGGAAGAGGCCAAGCGTTTGTTGGCGGAGTACCATATAAAGGTGCCCTTTGTGAAAGGCATGGCAGACTTGGCTGCGAACACAGCAGCGGAGCATGGTGTCGTTCGGACATGGCTTGGTCGCAAGTGTCACTTCAACATGTGGGAGCCACGGTCCTATGAGTTTAACAGAGCAATGCCGTTGGAAGAGGCCGCCAAAGAATACGGCGGCAGGGGTATGATACGACGAGCGTTTACGTACAAAGCTCTGAACCGTTTGATACAAGGTTCAAGTGCCGACCAGACAAAGAAGGCGATGGTTGAGTGCTACAAAGAAGGGCTGCTGCCGTTGCTCACCGTTCATGACGAGTTGTGCTTTAGTGTGAACTCACGTGAACAAGCAGACAAGATAGTTGAAATTATGAAAACTTGTGTACACGGTCTAGCTGTTCCTTTCGACGTGGATGCGGAGATTGGGAACAACTGGGGCGAGGTGGGATAGCATGGGTTACTTTAGATCAACAACCACAAGGAGTGAAAAATGATCAAGTCTATAATGAAGCTGTTCTTTCCATCATTGAACGAACCGCCGGAAAGGGCACGAGACAGAGATGCTGCGGTCCCGCCGACCATCAACGAAGTGCCGGCAAAGAAGAAAGCCGTGGCTAAAAAAGCTGCACCCAAGAAGCGTGGCAGGCCCAAGGGCAGCAGGACAAAAAAGAAATGACAGAACTAAAGTGTTTCGGATGCGGGGGCCAGGTGATCTGGGGTGGTGATCATGACACAGAGGACATGGATGACTACTTTATAGTCTCAAACCTGACCTGCATGGACTGTGATATGTTCTATCTTATGTATCACCCAACGCCGACATCCGATCAGCCAAACGAGTCGCCCGATTCGGAGTCTGACTAGCCCACTTCGAGTCCAACATCTGACGGCTGGCCTCGCGGAAGTCCCTCGAATCCACCGCTGCCTTCATTTTTTTGAAGCCAGATAGCCGAGGACGGCCCAATTGGAAGCACATGTTTGCTATGATCAATTGGGCCTCTTCTGGTAAGTCATTGAAATCACTGTACAAAAATTCGCAATCTCGTAGAGTTCGTTGGACATCGTCGTGGAATAGTTCATCGACAAGCTCCTGAGAGACCTCTGAGCCTACTTCGAAGCCGTGTAGGTCGTCATCTTCGTGAATAAGGTGTCCGATTCCAACGGTAGGGTACCCTAAATGGTCCAAATAGATTTCCAGCTTGCATCCTTCGTCGGCTGCTAGCTCTTTTTGCAGTTGTTCTAGGTTCATCCTAGTCCCCTTTGTCTTTCAAGTAGTTCTCTGGTCCTTGGATTCTTTACCAGTGATCCAAGGTCCGTGGTCAGTGGTCCTTGTGATATAGGTGCGGGGGCCGCTGCACCAGGGAGAATCGGAGCGGCCCCCATTTCCACGGGTGCCGCTGGCGCTGGGGCAACGTCCGTGGTTGTTGGTGTTGTTGCTTCAGAAGTTTTAATTGAAAACACTGGACGACGTTTTTCTTCCACACCCTCTGCGGTTAACGGAGTGCGGAGGTATTCTCGTTTCATCAAGTTCAATTCGCGCTGCAATCCACGACGGTCAAACGGACGGCCTATACTACGATAGAAAGCAGAAACGTCGTTTAATATATCGGTATCAATGTTTACCGGATCAAAACGACCTTGCAGAATCTTCTTGTAGCCAGAGAATCCGTACTCTTTTGCAGCCCTTCTGATCTCCCTTTCAGACATACCAAGTGTCCTCATGTTTTTGATCAGCTTGAACCCACGGTTGTATACTTTGAACTTGCGTTCGTTTTCTTGCCGGTAATTTTCAAGAATAACGGCTGGATCCTCGATGGTCCGCCCAAATGCCCGAAGCTGTCTGTTGAAATTAGACTGCGGCTGTCGGGCTGATTCATTGTGATCATATGTCCGATACCGGAAGGATGATTCAGGAGAAACTTTTTGTTCGCCGATGCCGGTAAGATAACGAAGTATTTCGTCACCCGCCTGCTTCACATTACCCTTTTTGTCCAAGCCCTCGGGGCCGAGAAGCGCGGTCATGAGACGACCAGGCACAAAGAACTCTACGTCACCCGTGGTCGGCGATACTTGTGCGATGCTTGCAACGTCAGAAACAATTGTTGGCTGAAACGCTTCAAAGATATGTGCAGCCCCTTTTCCTGCAATTTCTCCTCCGCTGTCTTCCTTGCCCCACACCTTTGCTCCTGTTTTTGTCGTGCCACCACGTGCGGTAACGTCTAGCAGTCGCTCAAAGATGATAGATTCTTCGGCAAAAGGAGAAGCAATTTCAGACAGGAATTGTCCCACGGCCTTCAGCGTTATGGCGCTAGCGTCGAGGTCAAGTTCTTTGCCGTCATTGATTGCATTTAGTACACCGGCAACCGGCCGACGTAAGTAATCGTATGGATTGGTGAAGCTGTAATCCACATACCCAGTTATCTTGCCATCTTTGTCCACAGACGTTGGGATAAGTGTGCTGTTCTTGCTCCAAGGCGGAGCGATTTCACGTAGCGCGTCAATCGTGTCACGCGATAGATCATTTAGATACAAAGCGGTTTCTTGCACAGCCGGACCAGCCACCATCGTAGTAGCAGCAAAGCCATTCAGCCGACGTTTACCGATGTCTCGCATACTGCGACCTTGTCTTATCAAAGCTTGGTTGCCCGCAGCCCGCCCTTCTTTAATCATCCGTGCGCCCATCTGCACTTCATCGATGCCACGATTCAAGGTGTTGAAAGATGTGCGAATGATCTCAGCAGGGAATGCAATGAAATTACCAATGGGTAACCGACGTAAGCCTTCAATAAATTGAGGCACCCGTTCATAGTTCGGAACAGTGTTTTTGACAATGTCGGCAGCATATGCATTCAGGCTCTTTGCGCCCTGCGCCTTTGCAAACTTTTCAGCAGCGTCTAGGTCTCCGCCAAAAGCATTGAGCAACTTGCTGCGCTCAAAGTCAAAATTGTAGATCTTCCAAATGTCGTCACCACCTTGGTACAAATCCCTGAAGCGTTTATCGATAGACCCCAAAAACTGACCCCCACGACTTCTTGTTTTTTTCTGTCCAAGGTTGATGCCAAAAGAATCAATGTCATTTTTAGACACTCTGTCCAAGCCATCTTTAATCGTGTTTTCAAGTTCGCGTAACTGAGCTTGTGTCCCGACTACGCCAAGCTCTTGAAGTTCTCGAAAAAAGGCGGCACGTTCTTCAGGGGCTGTCTTATAAATGTTCTGAAGAACCATATGCGCGGACTCGAACACATTTGCTCCACGGCCCACATTGCCCTGCGCGGCAGCAAACAACGCAGCGGATGTGACATTTCGAATCTGTGTGATCGGGCTATAAACAGTCTTTACTTTTTGCGTGAAGCCTTTCCCCAACAAGAAAGATGTCATGGCATATTCGAAAACGGGGTGATATTGTTTCGTGTTTCGAGTCAGGTCACGATAGATGGGCTTGCGGGCAAATATTCGAGACTCACCAGGAGCTTCTTTGCCAGCAGAAGTTAAAGAACCAAAGCCTGTGTCAGTCAATTCTGTGTAGTCTGCTCTGTTTGCTAAAGACAAACTTTCATATACATTGCCGTCGATGATGTCTTCGCCACCCACGCGGGCACCATTTACTATTTGACCGCGACCTTTACGCAAGAATCCGTAGAAATTATCTAATGCGACTGTCTCGGCCAAATCTCCAACAGTACGAACGTATGCTTGTGTGGGATCTGTGATTTCTCCCAGCAGCTTTTTCAAAACTTCTTCATCGAGCCGCCTTGTTCGAAACATATCACGGCTCATTTTGAGCCGAGCAGTGCGAGAAAGTTTCTCGCTGTCTTCTACAAACCCGGTTTTGTTTCGATATCTGTTTACAAAAGTATCTACAATATCTGTAAGCACCCGTTGTGTTATGGGCGCGTCGTCAGCAAGTCTTTCTCCAAGTTCTGCTTGGGTGACAATCTTGTTGTACAAGTTACGCGCAGCGTTTGGATTCTCGCGTAAAAATGAAAGAACTTCGCGGCGGTTCTTTGCATACTCATCAGAGCGGAAGTAAGCATCGGGGTCATCGAACACACGATACTTACGTCGCAGATACTTGCCAAAGTTTTCGGTGATCTCGTCTCGTATATCTTGTGCTACATTCTGTGTCCCATAGTCACTGTTAACAATACGTGCTGACAGATCATCAATCTGTTGCCGCATCTTTATCACAGAAGCGCGGGCAAACTCTGGCACCGCCTCGATCAAATGATTGGGATTGTTTGGATCAAACGCTTCCCCGGTACGGACTGTGCGCCGGACGGCTGCTCTACGCACTTCGGCACTGTTCAAAAAGTTGGGATCCTTGGTCATGAAACCATAGATAGAATTCATAACCTCGATGCGACTAAGTTCTCCAAACCCGTTTAGGTTCACAGTTTTGGCACCTTTGAATATCTTATTTGTTTCTCGTTCGAGTTCCTTGATTGTGTAGGCCGCGTTGTTTGCTTGCCTGTCGATAAAACCCTGGATCTCGGACCGACGTTCAGCAGCCTCTGTCGTAAGATTCCCACGAAAGCGCAACCTAGCTTTGACACCCTCAAACACATCCGACATCGTCGTGGCTGGATCCGTGCCTGCGCCACGAGTGATTGCCCGAGGCACGGTTATGTTACCAATGTATTGTGCTGCCGCGCTGTTGCCTGTTGCTTCTGCGATCTTTTGAAGTGCGCTGCGTGTGCCGGATGCCACTGGAGCTAGCACTTCTCCCGTCAACACTAAGCCCGGTTTCGCAACCAGTGCTGTTGTGCTGAGTAGGTAGGGGAATGCTGCTGCCAGTGCTCCGGCTTCTGCGCCGAGTCGGAGCTTGTTGCGGAACCTGCGGCCAGCTTCGAGCTTGCCGCTGAGACCGATATCTTTTTCGGTCATGGTCGGCCCGCCTTCAACAAAATCACCGATGGTGGTGACACCATCATCAGCAACTGCGGCATCAACAAGAAACGCTGCACCCGCTTGTTGTGCGCGGAGCTTGGCTGTCTGTCCTGTGGTAAGTCTCGCGGGCATTGGGCCTGCGGCGGCAACACGGCCTCGGCCCTGCTGACGGATGGCTTTCTCTAATTTACCAAGCTTGGAAATCTTGGAGACTGCGGCGACACCCACACCGCCCGGCAGCAAGAACTGTCCTGTCACATCACCGATAGTGCCAGCGATGCCAACAGGGTCGAGTCCGAGAGCTTCGCGGACATCGTCTCCAGCTTGACTGATAGCACGAGTTGTATTGGTATCAAACACGGAGTCGATGGCGATGCCACCGAGTTCGGCGACACCTTGCACCGCCTTGGTAACACCAGACCCCAGACCTTCGGCAAACTCTTGCAGGGTGCCTTCAGACTCTACGGAAGGGTCAACGATACGATCACGAGCGGCAAGTTTTTCTTGCGGCTGAGACGCAAGGTGCTCGTCATAGTCGGCACGTGCTTCGTCAGCCGTCATCTTAGTATCATCATAGATGATACGCCTGCCTCGATATATTATCTCTTGATCCGCCATGAGCGGTTATCCGCCGCCAGCGCGATACGCTGTTTCATCTGGCTGCAAAAAGTCTCTGTCTTTTTGGTTCAGATTGTCTTGCCCAATTGCACGAATGATGTTGTCTGTAATTAGATCCCCTTCGCCTATCTGACCCATCAGCGTGGCCCCACCTAGCGACAAATAGGTAGCAAACGCAGGACTGTGACCTAAAGCTATGAGATCATCACGGCGGAGTTCATAACCTTGCGGCGAGACGGTTCTTTCAGGATACACCATCTTAATAGCCTCTTCGACAGGCACGTTGTAGACATCCCTGAGAACCTGGATCTGCTGCGACTTGTCCGGCAGGTCGTTGATCTTTTCAAAAGCGTCAGCAGTGATGTCATATTCTTTGAGAAGGATCGCTTGTTCTGTGGCCTCGGCTCTCGCCTTTTCTGCCATACCCATCTCAAGCCCAGCAAGCTTCAGCTTCTGCTCCGCTGCTTCGATCTCTTTCACATCTTCGCCATAACCCTTGAAGGCTTCTTTACCAGCCTGTGCAACATTGGTTAAGAAGTCGGGAGATTGACCCGCAGCCATGTTTAAAAAGAATTCCATGATTCGAAGATCTCTACGACCTTTCAGGTCAGGAGCATCAATCCCAAACTCGCTCAACAGAGCATTGGCTTCTTCGACATATTCTTTTGTGCTTTTGTCATCACCGCCGCGCCGATTACGCAAGTCAGTAAGCAATTGCATCAAGGTGGGGTTGGAGCTTCCTTCGTTCTTCGCAGCGTCTTCGGCGTCTTGCCGACGTTCTTCTGTGCGCGGGTCGGGTGTCTTGAGCTTGCCGGTTATGGGGTTAATCGCACCGGGCTGCGGATAAGGCGCTCCTCCAACTGGAGCAGGAATGATTTCTGAAAAGTTTACGTCACCCGCCTGATCGGAAGACACATCCTCTGCACCCGGCATGTCTCCAGTTGGAACAACCGAAGACACAGCACTTGACGAACTTCCTATGTCAGCACCAGGTGCGGGGTTTTCCCCTGTGGACGACGGACCAAACATACCACGTGATCTAGGACCAGCTATGTATTTATTAAAGAAGTCTATCGTAGGCTGGAAAGCCCCACCCTTCGCCATGCGTACAGGTTCTTGTTGCTGCATCGCAGCGTCCATGATCCGTGGACCGGAGGCCAAGATTCCTTGAGGCTTACGCGCCATGCCGCGACGTTGCTGCATGTTCGTAAACATCTTACGAGACAAAGGGTTTCTTTGCATTAGCTAGTCTTCCCCCCAAACATTGGATTAAACAACCCACCATACAAACCTGCACCAAGCAGCCCGATGCCCTGAGAGAACATACTCGGTGGTGGCATGTATTGTTGAGACGTTTGTTGTTGCAACGCCGGAACTCCACGGAAGATGTCGCCCAGGAAACCAAGCTGTTGGAATGGAAGCTGCTGTTGACCCAAGGCGTTTGCTTGTCCGACATCTAGAGCCTGTTGTGCCTGACCCTGTTGTAGACCACCAATGCCCATCAGCGTATTGATGTCTTGAGTGCCCAACTGTTGACCGAGTTGCCCAAGCCCCGCTATGCCTTGAGCCTGTGCTAGCTTTTGTCCTGCTGCTTGCTGCGCCAACTGACTAGCCTGCGTAAAACCTGCACTGCGAAGACGTTCACCAGTTTTAGCCTGTTGCTCTAACGTGTTTCTTCCAATCTCCCCTTGAAGAACTGCCGACCTAGATCCACCAAAGGCTCCTTGGTTAACGGCGGCGGCGTCTGCACTCCGGCCCTGAACCTGCCCCTGTCTTCCAATGTCATCTTGTGCTCGTTGAACCACATCATCCAGATATGGATCCATGAACTGCTTGTATGCATCAGGCGACATAAGCCCGGCAGCTTCTCCAATTGCCCCCTGCGCCTGCTCTAAAAACGGCTGATATGCTCCGACACCAGACAAGGCGGAAGAAATGGCTTGTTGTTGACCCTCCGAAAGTCCAGCAAGCTGCTTCTGGACAAACGGCATAGTCAAACCCATGCCACCTTCCTCTGTTGGTTTAAACAGATTCTGCGCCGAAGCTAGAAGATCCGCGATGTACTGTTCCTGAAACTCAGGCAGCCTGGTCGTAACTGTTTGGGTTGCTGTTGACATTAGCCCTGCGCCTCCAGTTCTGCCATCATATCATACATACGTGCCGCTCCGATATCTCTATCTCCACCGCCTGCACCTCGAACGGCCTTCGCTGTGACAACAAACTCACCGTCAGACAGTCGTGCCGGTACAGAGTCAGATGTGCCGGTCCCTGGTCCGGTGACCTCTCCGCCCTGCATCATGGACGCGATGCCCACTCTTTCACCGGTAAGATTTATGTTTGAAACAGGGACAATGTAATCGTTCGGATTAGGTGTTGTCTGTATTTCCTGCCTGTATTTCCGCAATTGTTCAGGGTCGTTCAACTGCACGATGGTGCCGTCGCGCAAGCGGCTAGTCACAGCAAAGTTTTTGCCAACTGGCTCTGGTCTTTGTTCAAACGTACGTTCTTCGCGTCTACCTAAAGCACCTGCAAGACCTAATCCCCCAAGGCCAAGCATCGCCTTTTGACCGAAAGACATGTCTTTAAAAAAACTGCCGATGCCCCCCATCGACCCGCCACCAAGACCAAACCCAATCATCGCCGGTATAGCAATGGGTGCGATCTTGCTAATGCTTTTCGTAATGTTTCTAAAAAGGCCCATTATGTAACAACCTTTACATTGCCACTATCATTATACAGAGCGCCGGTTTCTAGTCCAGACGCACTTGTAGGCAGATCAGTCAGTGTTAACTTTGTGCCGCGCATCTCTCCAGGTGTTCTTTCCTGCGAGATAAATATCTCCAAAGCTCTGAGCAAGTCCGCCATGTACTGCGGATCGTAATCAGCCGGGGCTTCAGGCAGTCTGGGTGGTGGATTTTGTACCTGTGCCACTACTGTCTCCCATCGGGACGCATATCAACACGTGGACTGCCCAGCTTCCATTTGGTTCCAAGAGCCGTGCTCTCTACACGAACGGCAAACGCTCTGCCACGCGAACGAATGTGCAACTGCTCTGTGAATGTTTCAACATCTCCTGATATAGAACCAATCGTGGTCCCAGAATCAGTGTTGTCGAACGATGCTCCAGGGAACCGACGAGACTTTATCGTGAACACCGCTTGTGGACTACTTAAATTTGTTGACCCCAAGAAAGAAAGATCAGGAATAACACGCCTGATATGTGTGAACTTGTCTCCATCTCCCATGTCTATCCCTGCGGACTCGATAAACGAAGTCATGGCTGACCCATCATCATCGAAACCAACCTCATGGTTAAAGATGTATTGATTACCAGCAGCCAAGGGATTGGCCCGTGTTCCGCGATCCAACCATGCTGTTCTAACTAGACTGCCAAAGTACCATACCTTTTCGCCATAGTTGTATACCACATACTTATCGTTCTCTGTGGCGTTAGCGGACGGATAGAACCAGAACACCTCGCTAAACTCAGAGTTAATACCAGAAGTTACCTTGTCAGACTCTGCTCTGTTAAAATCACCAAAAACTTTTTGCTTCACGGTGCATGGAAGTTGCTGGGTGCGGCCAGCATAGATGTAAAAGTTATCTATGCCCATCCAGTATACAACATCTTCCGTGGAAACCGCCGCGTTTGGACTCATGATCGTGATGTTTGAGGCAAGCTGCGACAGACCAAAAGTAAAAGGCGGTCCAATAAACCGCATCGAGAATAGGGCCGTATCGGTCCAAACCAGGATCTCGCGTTTTGTTTCAACAGCTTGCATGAAGGTAGATCCCGCACCAAGCCGTAAATCGCCGGCAGTGTTGGTGGTTGCCGGGAAAAAGTCGAGGGGATTTTCCTGACTAGAAAACCGTATCAACAACGGATCTTGTACACCGTCGCCTTGGGTGGCACTAGATGTTGCGCCCAATCCGTCCGCGCCAAAGACGATGACGTGCCTGTCCTGATCGGACACAAGCACTTGTTTTGCCCTTTGAGGTACGCTGGTCTTTGTGCCAGTTCGTGTCGAAAGCTCAACGGCTCGGGAGGATAAATTGTCTGTACGATCCCAATAAAAAATATTGCTGTCTCGTGCATTGATCAACAGATCTTCGCCAAAGTTATCGTGTGACCACAGACGAATCTGTGTGGTGGTTGTCAAGCCACCAGATGCTGCATCGCCCCAGCCAAAATAGTCATTGTCACTGTTAGCGTTGCCCTTAATCAGAGTCACGGTAGCGCCGTTAACATGGGTCGATGCTTCTGTGCCGGACTGCGCTCGTGTCACTGTCAGGTCGTTAGTCGACACGTTGGTGACCTTCAGGATCTCGCTATCAATGAGTATAAAATCATTCGCAACGATGCCCGTGCCGCTGGTAACCGTAAGTGTAGTGTCAGAATTAGAGAACGTACCTCCCTCGTTGATCGTGGTTTCAAGCGCTCCGGCTGCAACCCCGCCATATAAACCAGCGCCCCACCCTGTGCCACCAACCGTCGAGTCAAGTCCGACGTTTATTTGATAGCTAGCAATGGTAGGATGACTCAATGAGGTGACAGTAAGGGTTGCGTTGTTAGCGGGTGTACCACCACCTAACGAAGCACCAGGCAGAGTTATAGTGTCATTTACATCATAACCAAGTCCTATTACTGCGACAGAATCAACTGTGTATGCCCCGCTTCCATCTCTGGTCAAGTCAAACGAGGCACCCGCACCAGATCCGCTTGTTGCAGACTGAGAGACAGATGTGTGACTAACTGAAACAAGAGAGTTGATAGTAAAAGTTAAATCATTCGCTGGGGTCTTACCGCCTAGACTTGTTCCAGCTATTGTCACTGTGTTGCTAGCAGCATACCCTGAACCAATTGCTGTAACAGCCACAGAGTAGCCACCTGTTGAATCAACGCCGACGGAAAACTCAGCACTGGATCCGCTGCCACTTGTGCTTGTTTGCGTCACACCTGTGTAAGTGTTAACCGGTCCAGTGGAAGTGCCGGAAAGCTGTGTAACTGTAAGAACTAAATCATTAGCGGGAGAAGTGCCCCCGATTCCAGTGCCTGCAATAGTGACCGTATCACCAACAGCGTAACTAGAGCCAACTGTGGTAACATCAACTGTGTAACCGCCATCTCCATCTGTCACAACCGTGAACTGTGCGCCTGACCCGCCGCCGCTTGTGGCTGTCTGAGTTTCACCTGTATGCGTAGCTGATCCAACAGAAGCACCTTGAAGATGAGTTATTGTTAACGTCAGGTCATGTGTTTCTTTTGTCCCGCCAAGGTTTTGACCTTCAATTAATATTGTGTCTCCAACAGCATACCCAGAACCAACCTTGGTAACTGTTACGGTGTAGTCCCCAGAGCCAGCCACCACAGTAAATTCGGCGCTTGTTCCCGAACCACTTGTGCTTGTCTGAACTACGTTGTTAGTGGTTGCGCTACCTGTGGAAGCCCCAGATAAGGTAAAGTTACCAATGCCTGTACCGCTAGGGTTGGAGAAAGTAAATACTCCAACACCCGTGGCATTGGTTGTTACAGTAACTGCGTTTATTCCAGACGCCGCAACGGCTGTGCCTGCTACTGTAACGGTGCCCACACCCTGTCCGCCCACACCTGTGTCGGAGGCGGTAGAAACTACAGAAGCTCCCGTGGTGGGATCCTTAGCAGTGATTTCGTATGTATTTGCGTTAACTACTTTACTAACTTGATATTCTTGATTTAGAACGGCAGCAGTTATGTTGCCTCCAAGACTTTCTGCATTAGAGAAGGTTACAAAATCAGACTCAACAGCACCGTGAGATGGATCTGTTACGGTTATGGTGCTTGAGAAAGGATTAGAGGTGACAGCGGCAAAGGTTACGTCTCCCTGTGATGTTGTAGAACGAACAGGTGTGATGTCATTAAAACCACCACCTTCTTCAATGTAGTATTTAAGATGTGTCCCGATGCCGAGGTAGTTCGAACCGTCCAACGCGATCCAATTATGCAAGGCTCGTGCGGATCCAAGATAGGTAGAAGACGTTAGTTTCTCCCAGCCGCCCAGCTTTTCTGGGTACCCAAACCGAAACCGTATCTTGTCGCAGTCACGCCAGCCACCTTCGTTAGAGTACGAGGTAACCTCCTGGTTGATACCGGGGCGAAACTGTAGCTTTGTAAGCGGCATATCGCACCTATGTTTTGATCATATAGTTCAAGATCATCGTCGGCTGCATGTTGTTTACGGCGGTGCCGGAACCCGTGTTTGCCAATGAAGCGGTGTGGTTAGCTGATGTTACTTGGCCGTTATTTCCGTTTGTGTAGGTCGCGCCGGTTGTAGAAACTTGCGTTACGTTGTTAGAACCACTGCCTGCGAAGTATGAAAGCCCAGCTATATTTATTATTGCGCCGCCGGCGGAACTTACACCCTGTCCAACAACCGTGACGCTGTTGACAGAGTGGGTGTGGGCCGGGAGGTGCGTTTCTTGCAGGTCTTGGACTTCATCACCGCCAGTATCGCCAAGCGTGGCACCGGTAATTGCGTCATCTGAATTTGACTGCGAGGATGTGATGACCCCTGCCGCTGAACCGCCCATATCGTCTTTACCAGCCACGACACGGCCACGCAAGTCAGGCACATTAAATGTATTTGAGTCAACCGATCCGTAAGTTGTACCGATGGCAGAAAACAGGTCAGAGTAAGTAGACCGGCTGATCGACGCACCGTCACATAATAAATATCCGGTGGGGGCCGAGGACCGAGCAGTTACAAGAACCGTTCCTGCTGGGACGGCTGAAGACACATCAGCCGAAAGAGCCACGGTCCCAGATGCATCAGGAAATGTAATCGTTCTGTCGGCGGTAGGATCGGTTATAGCAAGTGTGGTTTCGTGAGCATCAGCGGTAGCGCCTTCAAACACCATGCTGCCAGCGTTTGAGGTGATTGTGTTTACTGTGAGGTCGCTGGAAACCACAACCTTTCCAGTTCCATTGGGCGCAAGAACAATGTTGCCGTCGGAAGTTGATACAAGGCTGTTACCGTTAACATCAAGGTTGCCGCCAAGTTGCGGGCTAGCATCATTAACAATGTCGAAAGCTGCTTTTGTTACCGCCGCACCCGAACCTGCACCATCGGCAAAAATAAAAGCTGTTTCTCCGTTTGTAATTTCTGCGTTGTTACCAGAACCTTGTGAGAAGGTAATTGTTTGACCAGTGCTGTTTTTTACCAGATACAATTTATCTTGATCATTCGGCAATATAGTGAGTGTAGCAGCGCCACCCAAGCTATCATTGGTAAGAACTAAAACTTTGTGCCCGCCATTTGACACGGCACCATCAGTAGTTGTCAGGTTTGCATTTCCTGAGACAGGTAGACTTAAAACTCCGTTAACTGCTGCATCAATGATGTCAAAGTTCGTGTTGGTGGTCGTACCCCAAGTACCCGCCTGTTCACCGGAACCGGGTTTTTCTATGCCAAGGTTGGCTGTGTATGTAGAAGCCATTTAATTCACCACTTCTGTCCAAGTTTCTGCATTGGTACCCGCATTTATATCTGTCCAAGTATCGCCACTATGCGTAATGCTTGTCCAAGACTCAGTTGTACCCGATGCACTGACATCTGTCCAAGTATCACCAGTATGCGTGATATCTGACCACGTTTCTACATCCTGACCTGCATCAACAGG